GCTGCGTTGGTGTATGGAACGCCAGTGAACGAAACAATGTCACTGAAGCCATACCATCCAAAATCCTGCGCTGCCTGCGATTCACCGGGGATGTAGGTGAAAGGAGTGCGTGGATCAAGGATGCCGCCCCCCGCATAAAATAGCGAGGAGCCTAGATCAGGGTTGTAATCCGAAGGTTGAATCGGGTTTTGCCCGAATACAATCATTGGACCGGAGAATGCAGTAACTGACATGGTGCCTTCTCCTTGTAATTACGACGTTGGGAACGAGCCGAAGATCGAACGCCAGTTGTAGTAACCAAACGAATAACGCTCATAACCCTTCACAAGAAGGTTGTCCGTCACGAAGTCGACCTGCATATCTGATTCGAACTTAATGCGTTCCATATATGCGAGACCGTCAATGTTCGTGAGCAAGAACCACGAATATGCCGAGGTCAAGAAGTCGTTGACGATGTAGCCTTCTGGCAAGCCGCCAGCCGTGCTGAGAATCGCGTTGACGTCGTTGTCGGCAGTACCCGGACGCAATTCAGTCTTCGTGAGACGGATTGCAACTGGTTCCAACTGTGGAGGAACAACCAACTTGCGGCCACGAGCGAAGACCTTCAAACCTGCCTGATCGCGGAAGTTCGTACGAATGTTGATCATGCCGTTAAGCAATGATGCTTCGTTCAAATCTTGCTGCGTCGTGAAGGTGTTAGCCACCGTACCACCGTCAATCGGATGCGCCGTCGAGCAGAGTGCTACGCCGTCACCGCCAACATACGAGTTGTACGTCTGTGCCGTGTTAAGGACGTTCGCGCCGTAGATTTCCTTGGTCTGCTGAAACGATTCAATCAGGCCGAGGTTCGAAGGCATGAACTGGGTCTTGTAGAGGTTGTCGTCGATAGCCTTACGGGTGATCGCGTAACCGAGTGCGATTTCCGTATGCTCTTGGTTGTACACAAAACGCTCACCAGCAGCCGAATCGAACGAAGTCTGACCACCTTCGGTCTTCAACTGGGCCAAGCCGAGGTAACGCATTTCAGCGGTACGTTCGAGGGCCATCTTCGATTCATGCTTGGTGAAGATTTTGTCGTACTGAGATGGGATCATCTCGTACTTGCCTTCAACGCCACGGAGACCGGGGAGGAGAAGGTCTTTAATTTGACTTAAATTAACAGCCATAACACCTTACTCCTTACGAAATGCCAGTCACAGCGCCGTTAGAACGCCATGCTTCGTTGTTAAACTGAACGACCACGTTGCAATACTGCGTCGTAGGATCGCCACCGTTACCGAAGCCGATTGCGTAATCGACGATAGTGAAGGGGAATGTAGCCGTCGTGCCGAGCGACGAGAGATATGCGCCCGAACGACCCGTGGCCGTCGAACCCGTACCAATCGAAAACTGAGCATTCTGACCGATAACACCAGAAGTCATGTTGGAAGCAGTACCCGTCATTGGGAACGAGGTCGTGCTGGTCTGGACAATGAAACGTGCGTTTGGATCGTCAATGACATAAGCAATGACGTCGCCTGTTGCGTCCGAACCCGGCCAGTACGAAGACCAGACCGTGCGCTTCTGCGAGGTAGAAAGGTAGGAGCAACCGACGAAAATGCCAGCGAGGGCAGTCGTGCCGGGGGCAGCCTGAGTGATGTAACCGTTGGCCGTGCTAACGACAGGCATTACTGGGTCGCCTGTGTAGATGGCCGTAGTGTTGGTGCTTGCAATACGACGAGTGGACTGAGCGAACGTAGGTGCGCCGCCAGCACCACCCTGAAACTGCAAGAAGCCAAAATACGCTTGCGTATTCGCCATAGCAGATAATCCTGAATGATGAAGGTTGCTATGCGCCTAGCACTGCCAACCTAGAAAACATTTTTAACCCGCCTCCCCTAGGGCAGGTTTTAAGCCATTACCGATCCTCTGGAATCTCCATCGGGGTAAACGACTTTTTGACCGAAGGACGGACACGCTCATGTTCGCGGGTCATCGTACCATCCGGCGTAGTACTAAGTTGTGCTTCTTTAGCACGAACTTGGTTTCTAGCACGGCGCAATTCTATATCACGCGCTTCATTTGTCAACGTCAAAGGACGCTCCATCAAAATCTGCCCTTTACGCTCAATAATCGTATAGTTTCCAACGGGCATCATCTCAGGGTGACGGCTTGCGGGAACTGGTTCCCAACCGCCACGAGCAACCTGAACGGCGTAAGATGGGTCTTCCTTGCCAAGGAACGTATGGCGTTTCCACTCATACGACCAGCCATCCGGCACAATAGCCGGATCGACAAAGAACTCATCAATGCCATCACTATCAAGACCGCCACGCTGATTTCTAATCTGTTCAGCACGGCGGGCTGCACGTTCACGGGGGTCTTCGTCACGAATTGCTTCGCGAACAGCCGGACGGGCGGGTGACTTCTCTACTTTGTATTTGGTTTCTTCAGTCATAATAATATCCTTAGTTTAAACGGCCTTCACGCTTAAGCGCGACCATGTTTTTGGCGTATTCTTCTGGTGTGTAGCCCATCATCGAGGCCATTTCCCGCTGTTCAGCAGTCAATCTGACCGTTGTTGGCTTGCCCGATGTATTGGATGCTACCCGTGTGGTAGGAGCCGTTGGCGGAACACTCGTTCTTTTTTGTACAGGCGTTGCGGCCACGGAAACTACCTCTTCATCTACTTCGGGTTCTGGTTGACGACGCATCCCAAGCCGCATTTCAACGTGCTGGAAGTATGAATCACTGTCTGGAACGTGTCCCTCACCCATTGCATGATTGTGGGCGCGAACCATTGCATCGTATTTGCTAGGATCACGGGCATAATCAGGGTTATTCCTGATCCAAGCCGCCGAACGGGGCGTTAAACGGGATGCAAATTCTTCTACTGGGTCGTTAGCGACTTGTTGAACAGGCTGTTTTAACTTGTTCTCAAGCGCCGTCTTGCCATTCTCAAGCGTTGCCAACTTATTAGCATTGAGGGCCAATGCTTCTTGAATGTCAGCCACCCTACGGTAATCACCAGCGGCCATTGATTCGGCGTAAGCATTCTTCAAAAGTTCCGAATTGCTCTTTGCTTTATCAATTGCACTGACAATCAATTGGTAATCGCCGTCCTGAACTTCCCGCTGAGCCTTTTGGGCTACTTGTTGGGCTTCATTTGCGCGTCGTTCTGCTTCAGCACGGGCTTTTTGCTCATCTTCAAGCCGCTTTTTGAGTTGGTTAATGCCTTCTTCTGGCGTTACTTCGTCATTTGCAGCGACTTTTTCTGCTTTTTCTACCTTTACAGGCTCATCATGATCCTCAAGGACTTCTACTTTGTCCTCTAAATCAAGTTCTGGCTGCACTTCGATTTCTTCAGTCATGTTACCCTCTTACCAAACTGCGTCTGGATATTTTGTGCTGCCGCGAATGTCGGTGTCCTCAAGCATACGGCACGAAACGCCATGCACGTTGATTGACCATCCATCGGTCACACGGAAATAAACCCAGTCACCAACCTCAACATCCGTATCAACGAACCATTTGTTATCTGGGTCAACAAAAGCAGTTGGGCCTTTCTTTAGAACTAGGCCAACTTTTCCCTGATAGCGGTCTTCGCTACGGGTCTGATCCGACAATATAATGCCGCTCTTTGTCTTTTCTGGCCGCATATAGATTGCGACTAGGAGTTGGTTATTAAAAACACCAATGTCATCAACACTACCGATTTCGTTTAGAATTGCTTCTTTAGGATCATCAGCGTGTTCCATCCTCATGAATGGCATTATAAGTTCCTTTCTTTGCCGTTATTAATGGCATCGGCCTCGTCCATAAGGTCGATTACCTTTCGCAAGCCATAAATGACCCCAGCGCGGTATTTGTAATCCGCAATGTTGTCGATGGCTCCAGCGCCCATATATTCAATCTCCTCCTTGATGGTTTCATCAATGAGTTGACCAAGTATCCGCGCAAATCTGTCTGAATATGTCTGTGCCATGAGCGGTACTATAATACCGCACTATCGCTATTTGTTTGCGATGATTGCAAAGCCCCAATGATTTTGCATAAAAAAAGGGCCGGGGTGTTTTTGCCCCAGCCCAGTCAGACCATCGGGAGGATGGAACTTATTTCATGCGCTTCTGTGGTTCGCCGTATGCTTTAATCTTTTCCATACGACCTAAACCGCCACCAGCAGCATGATCAATAACGTGTTC